TGACCTCTGGCCGACGTTGCGTTCGTTCGAGAGAGTGGGTGGAGCGGACGATGCGGGGAGCGTGGCCTTCAATCGTTCAAGGGCCTCGGCTTCCCATTCGGCCTTCTTCGCCGCCAGCATTTCGTCGATCGAGCCGTATTGGCTGACCTCCTGATGCTGCTTGGCGATGCCGTATGCGAACTCGGCAGGGTTCGGGTGCTGGAACATCTGGTCCCAGAGACCCGGATTGGCCTGGGCAAGCGCCTCGAACACGGGCACCTTCTCCAGATAGTCCGGATATTTCACCTTCGCGGCCTCAGCCGACACTTGGACAAGGTGCCTCTGGACCGCATGAACCGCGCGCTGCTCGGCAACCTGCCCCGCCTTATCCATCATGTAGCGGGCGTATCCCTCGGGATCGTCCCACTGGTCCGGCGGAGCTTGCGGTTGAGGCTGTTGAGCAGGAGGCTGCTGGGCCAGTCGCTGATTGAGTTCAGCAAGCTGGGCCTCCAGCGTCTGCCTCTTGGTTCGCTCGTCGATCAGGGCCTTGCGGGGCACCGTGGGACTGCTGTCATCGCTTGGCGCAGGCGTCGCGCTCGGCTCGGCGGCAGGCTCTGCTGCCGGCTCATTGTCGCCCTTCGGAAGGAAGCGCCCATGCTCATCGCGTGGCCGTTCCGGCGTGGCTTCAGCCGCGGGCTCTGCTGCCGGCGCTGGGGCCGGTGGCGTTTCCGCTGCTGGTGCTGCACTCGTTCCGTTCAGTATGCTGTCTAGGTCCTCGGTTGCCATTATGCCCTCGCTCACGCCCGTTCACCCCGGCGGCAGGTTTCACGCCCGATTGCCCGGCGGCGGCATGGCGACGCCTCCCCTTGCGAGGTTCGGCGGTCGCAATCTTGTTCGAATGTCAGGTGGCCGTGGCCAACCAATCCAGAAGTGTGTCGGCGACGATCATCGGCATCATGCCGCGCGCCTTGATCGCATGACGCCGGCCTGATGCCAGTGCGATTCCGACTCCGATATTGTGCCCATTGTCCAGCGGGCCGACGACTAGGAGAATATCCGGCGATGACGGCAGCAGCGCCGCCACACCGCGCTTGATCATTTCACACACCGCGTCCGAATATGGGCCGGGCGGAAACATCAGGCCGCCTCTCTCGCCGGCTCCGGCTTCATCGCCACCATGCGGTCGGTCTGGGCACCGAATGCATCGACACCCAACTCTCCGCGCTTGATCTCCAGTTCAGCCTGCTTGATCGCCAGCTCGCGCCGCTTCAGGTCCAGTTCCGCCCGCTTGATCTCCAGCTCACCCGCGGCAATCGCGGCCTCCATCGGGTCCGGCTGCTCCGGCGTCTGCTGCGGATCGGGCTGGGCAAACTTCTGGGCCTGCGCCGTTCTCAGGCCCGCCGTCGCTTCATCGACCTTGACCTTGGCTGCCACGCCAGCAAGCTGGAGCTGCTTCGCCTGCTGCTGCATCTGCAACTCTTCGGGCGGTGGCCCCTTCTTCAGCATCTCAAGCAGCTTGTCCTTGTTGCGAAGGCTGCTTGCCTCGATGATGACATCGGGCGGGATCTGAACCACCCCGGTCCCGGCCATCTTCAATATCTGGTCGAACTGCTCGGCCGCGATGGTCGGGGTGTCGATCCCCTCATCCACCAGAATATCGACGTCCAGTTCGGCGACGGCGTTGTCGACTTTGACGATCTGCTGGGCTTGGGGGGATTGGGCCAACATGGCGTGCTGCGGCTTCTCCTGGGCCATCTGCTGGAAATTGTCCTGCGTCACCCCAAGCTGCGTTGCCGCGTGCTCGATCATCGTCACCGGACGATTGAGGCCGACGAAACGAAGGTTCTGCTCGTTGTCGGTGACCCTGATCCAGCGTTCCGCGGTCCAGTGCTGGCGGATGCGGCACCAGACCGAGCGATAGACCGCCAGGCTGAGAACCCGGATGCGATCGAGGATCGTCGCCGCCTCGAGCATCCCGCCCTGCTGCTGCGCGAGTATGGCCCGACCGGATTGCTCCTGCGTTCCCTTGCCCGCCAGTGCTGCATTCGGCCCCAATAGGTCGATTTCGTTCTTCGCCTCCTGCAGCAGCACAAGATTCCCCTGGGCCATGTCGTTGGCCTGGAATATCTCAACATCGTCCTTCTCGCCGACGAACACGCTATCGGGACGGGCCATTTCGCTGCGGATCGCGTCCGCGTCCTTGCCCACGTTCGGGCTCACCCTCACCTTCTGCTGATTGAACAGGTGCAGGGCCTTGGAGCGGCGCTTGTTCACTTCGTCCTGCGGGCCGATCATGGTCCGCACTTCGCCATATCGGTTGTTGTCGCGGTCCAGGTAGAGGCTCACCGCCTTGATCGGGTTCTCGGGCTCGCCCTCCTCGCCCTGATACGGGCTTGGCGCCGGCTCGACGACGAAACCGCCCTTAGTGAACAGGCAGAACATCCACTTGCCGCGCTCAAGATAGTAATGCTCGCAGATGCGAACCCGCTTCCTCGCATAGTCGGCCCAAAGGTTGTGCTTCGGCTTGTCGTCGTAAGTCGAATCCTTCTGGGCCTGCGCCCAAGTCTGCTCCAGCGCCTCTTTCGCCTCGGGATATTTCCCGGTCGCATCCTCAAGGTCCATCCAGACGACCAGCCCCATATAGGCGGCGTCTTCGAAATCGAACGCGCTGCTGTGCGGGTCCCAATAGAGTCGGTCCCAAGCAATCAGGCGAATGTCAGGGTCGATGCCCTGCTTCGTCTTCTTCACTCCCACCATGATGGCGCCAGTACCCTCGATGATGAGGGTCTTGGCGGCGTCGGAACGCTTGTCGTCCCAGCGGCTGTCCTCACAGACGTAGCGAATTGCGTCCGTTGCTGCTTCGGCGGCCTTGTCGTCGTCCGGGTTGCGCGGGAACGCCTTCGGGTCCTTCCGGGTCTGCTTCTCCAGCCCGAGAAGCGAGTTCACCTTGCGCTTGATGCGATTGTAGGTGACGACCGGCTGCCCGCGCTTCTTCAGCTTTGCGGCCTCGGCTGGCGTCCATTGCTTCTCGTCGTAATAATCGCGGTCGCGCTCGGCTTTCTCCCGGCCCTCGCGGGTAGTGTTCTCCGATTCTTCGAATTGGCGGACCATCGCGGAGAGGTCGGTCAAGCTGTCCGCCATGTGTCGCCGCCCCCCTCATCCTTGCCGAATGCCTTGTCCCAGCGGTCTGTCTGTGGCTTCGCCGGCTGCTTCGGAGGCTCCCAGCCCGAACGGCGAAGCTCCTCCAGCGCGTAGCGAAGCGCATCAATCGTGTGATTGTTCTTGTCGTCCAGCAGGGGCAGAATCTCTTCCGTCTGCGGGTCGATTTTGTAGCTGTAGAGTTTCAGTTCCTCAGCGACATTGACGCAGCGCGGATGAACGATGATGTTGAATGAGCGAAGAAACTCAACGCCGTCCTCGAGCGAGCCCTGCCCCTTGACCGCCGACGTGATCCTGAACCCGTGCCGCTTCATGTAGCTGACCGTTTCCGGCCTGGCTGAATCGGCACGGATCAGCCATTTCGTCGCGCCCTCTATCCCCTGTCGCCGCTTCCTCTTGGGGGCGTCAGGAGTTGGGCCGTTGACGAACTTTTCATCACGCGGCCAGCCGTCCGGTTTTCTGTCGCCGGTAAACAGATAAGGCGTTTCATCGATCTCGCAGCCGACCTCAACGGCCTCCTGATCCACGTACAGATTGCGACCCTCGACATGGCAGCGGACCAGAGCGGTGGGATCGTTCGCAAAGCCCCAATCGGCACCGAAGCGGTGGATTGCATCGGCTGGCGTGTCGAAGTCCCTGACCGTCCAGTTGCGGAACACGCGAGCCTGGCTGTTCAGCGAATAGTCGCCTCCCCAGACATGAGCGAACTTTTCGGGGTCGCGCTCCTGGTCGTCCTCCATGTCACCGCGCAGCTCTGGCGGAAACCACGGATTGTCCATGTAGTTCGCTTCGATGACGATCGAGCCTTTCGGCGGGTTCGGGCCTCTCAGCAGCGCGTCAACAGGGTCGGTCGGCTTGTTCGGATTCCAACTGAACCAGAGCTCCGACCCTTCTGCGCGGATTGTAGGTCGCAATAGATCGAGGCTGCGCTGGCTTATCGACTGCGCCTCCTCGCACCACGCGACTTCATACCCTTCCAGCGACTTGATCGATTCCGCCGTGTGGTTCTGCATCCCCTGGAAGATAATCCGGCCACCGCCCGGCGTCTCGATGTGGGTGTTCAATATTCTGAAGGCGTCGACCACGCCCATTGATCGGATCTTGTCCTCGATCAGCAACTTCACCGACTGGTCCAGGGACTTCTGGACCTCGCGGACGCAAACCGCGCGCGTCGGCCGCTTCAGGCAAGTCGCGACCAGCAACTCAGCGAAGACATGGCTCTTGCCAGAACCGCGGCCACCATGGAGACCCTTGTATCTCGCCGGCTGGAGCAGCGGGACGAACTTCGCAGCAATCCTAAGCTTCAGGGGTGACGATGGTCCACTCGATGCCGGTGACAGTCCGGATGGGCGCATCGCCTTCATCGCCTCCGACGTGTTTCAGCTTGTCGCTATATTTGCCGTTGAGCTTGCCCATCGCCCATTTGAGCGTGTCGATCTGAACCCGCTTGTCATCAGGCTTCAGCTCGGTGTTGCGAGCGATCGCGATCACTTCCTCTATCTGCGCATCGGCCCACGTTTTCCGCGCGCGCGCATATTCCTGACTGAAATCCTCACTCGCGGCCAGCCAGCGATAGATCGTCCGCTCGCAAGGGATGTCTTCGCCGCCGTCACAGATCGATCTTAGGCTTTCGCCGGCCGCGATGCGGTCACAAACTGCGCGAGCTATGGCTTCGTCATAAGGAAGCGGCGTTGCCAATTGCGCCTCCGTGAATTTACCCGCCGCGCTCGCACCCTTGCTTGTCGCGGATTGAGAGCGACACGACAGCTTTGGGGGCGCGGCGGGATCGGCGCAGGGAGGCGCGCCGAATTAGAGTAGGCCTAAGTCCGCGTTCGTCCGCGCGAACTGGCCGTGATATATCGGAGCAGCGCGGTCATATGCTCGCGCTGCTCGCTTCTCAGTCGAAAAACTGCCTAGGTTGATTTTCCTTTTGTCGGCCCAGATCGTCGCTCGCCAAGAAACGCGGTCCCGCCAAACGCCTTTGAAGCGAGATACCCCGGTCGTGCTGTGACGATTCTTCATGTTCTGCGCGTGTGTGCAGTGCCGTAGATTGCTGCGGCGATTGTTGAGGCCATCGCCATCTTCGTGATCCACGATCATCCCCTCGCGCCCGCCGAGAATGAGCTTGTGCATCGAGGTTATGACACCATCGATCGTCGCGACGGCATAGCTTGTGTACGGCGACTTATGGAGGCGCCAACCGTGCTTTGAAACGATGCTCGCATCGGCTTCATCCACCAGTGCGAATTGATCGCCAACGGGTATACGAACGCCATCCTCATCGCGGACTATCTGGAGCAGGCGCGCAAAAGCCCCGTCTGGCAAAGCCATCCGCGCCTCTCCCTCTGCTGAAATGAATTTGCCCGCGAGCGATGGGCTGCGGGCGCAATTCGAAGCATTTAATTTCGGTAATCGTGCCATAGGAGGAATAATCTGTCAAGCGGCCATTCGCGAGCTTGTCGCGGTGATCGCCAATAGTCCCTCAACGGCCAGGTCGATCATCGCATGGTCGCCGCGGCGCGGGAGAAAGCCGACCACGGGCAATCGAGCCCGCAGCATCTTCTCATTTATGAGCCGACCAAGCCAAAGCGGGTCATCGTCCGGGAACCAGTAGAAATCGAGGCAGAGGCTTTGCGCCGCGTCATAAGCGTTGCGGCCGGCGGAACGAAGCATGGCGTCCAGACGCTGGAATTGCTCGCCGCATGGATCTGCCCCGCCCCCAGAATGACCGCGGCGATTGTCACTTTCGTAATTCGCCACACCGACGACGGACGGATAATAGCCCCAATATCTGGAGGCGTAATTTCGGCCGGCGTCACGAAGCGCGGCGGGGTCGACAAGATCGTTCTCTAGCAGCCCAACGGCCCAAGCCCGGCCGATAGGGTCGAACACCTGCTGCTCAGCCTTGCCGTCATGGAACCGGGTGAAGCGGGCGCGATTCTCCGTGACCCGCTCAGTGCCACGATCAAACAGCGCGCGCAACTTGCCGCCCGGAAATCGATCGCCGGCCTTACGCTTTCTCCCGCTCCTCTTCATTCTGCCGTCCTTGGTTTGTCGAGTGGTGGATTATGCTGCGAGTCGGTCAAGGAAATGGACGTATCTCGCCGGGGTCTTCTCAGTTGCCTCTTCCCAACGGCGGTTGACGAAATAGGGCTGGCCAGAGGCGATGACCCACGCCTTGCGGTTCGATCGCTCAACGAGATCGTGCAGCATTTCGAGGGTCACTGGCCCCTTCGACTTGGCCGACTTTCCGGCCACCAGCGGGTTAGTGGGTTGCTCGGTCATAAGTGCCCTCGATGAGTTTGGTGAAGCTGCTCGGCTGAAGGAGAAAATCGATCCCTGCCTTCCATCCCCGGTCGTTCTCGCCGCAGAGGAACGGCGAGCGGGGGACGGCCCAGATCGCCTCGGTGATGTCGTCGATGGGATGGCGGCGGACGAACGACCTGAGCTTGCGCTGGCGCTCCG